TCCATCCTATACAAGAAAAAGCATATAATTATGTTATCCATAGAGAAAAGGAAAAGCATCCTATTTTAAATGAAAAAAAAAATGGAATTCAATACACAGTAATTGATGGACCGTTACAAGTACTAAATATGTTTTATCCGCATGAAGATTTAGAATCAGATGAATTTCCTGATTCACAAATAGAAAGATACTTGTACGGTAAAAATGGACTAAATAGAGTTATGATTTATTCCAAAGATAATAAAAAAAATTTTGAATATACACCTAATATTTTATCTAAATATGGTCGGATTTTTAGCCCTGTAGGACATGATGAATCGCCTTTAAAAAAATATAGTAGTAAAATATATTCTATAGTAAAAAAAATACAAAATTCAGAAGGGATAGTTTTAATTTATTCAAATTATATCGATGGTGGTTGCGTACCAATAGCGTTAGCATTAGAGGAAATAGGTATACAAAGATATGGAGATAAGAGTAAATCTTTATTTAAAACTCCCCCAGTTGAAAATATGAAAATAAATAAATATCCTGCAAAATATATTATGATTACTGGTGATAAAGATATCTCTCCAAATAATGCAAAAGAGCTTAAGGCATGTACAGATGAAAAAAATATTAATGGGGAAAAAGTTAAGGTAATTATAATTTCAAAAGCTGGTTCAGAAGGGTTAGATTTCCAAAATATTAGACAAGTTCATATATTAGAACCATGGTTTAATTTAAATAGAATAGACCAAATCGTAGGTAGAGGTGTCCGTAATAAAAGTCATTGTGCATTACCGTTTAATAAAAGAAATGTGGAAATCTTCTTATATGGAAGTGAATTATCAGATAATTCCATAGAAACAATAGATTTATATATTTATAGATTGGCAGAATATAAATCTATTAGAATTGGTATAGTATCAAGAATTTTAAAACAAAATGCAACTGATTGTTTACTTAATCAAAATCAGCAGATATTAAATGCTAGTAATATGCAAAAATCAACCCAACTCATTTTGTCAGACTCTAAAAAAATTAATTTTATATTAGGGCACAAAACAAATTCATTGTTATGTGATTTTATGAATTGTAATTATATATGTAATGTTTCAAAAACATTTGATAAAATATCCTTTGATACATACAATGAAAAATTTTTATTAATGAATATTGATAAAATATTACAAAGAATTAGACAGTTATTTACCGAACATTATATTTATGAAAAATTGGATTTAATAAAAAGAATAAATACAGTTAAAAATTACTCAAATGAACAAATTAATAGTGCCTTACATATTCTAATAAATGATAAAAGTCAATATATGGTAGATATGTTAGGAAGGAAAGGGAGATTAGTCAATATCGATAAATTTTATTTATTTCAACCTTCTGAATTAGAAAATAAACATTTAACACATTATCAAAGAAAAACACCTATAGAATATAAACCAGAAGGAGTTACTATTATTTTACCAAAAGAAATACCAAAATTAGTAGGAAAAGCAATGGAAGATATAGATATTTTATTAGAAATACAGAAACAATTTTTACAGTTAGATGTATTAATTAAACCTAAAAATAAAAAAAGCTGGGTATTAGCAGCCCCGTGGGTTATTGATAATCTCGTTAAATATAATAAATTAGATAAAGATATATTAAAGCAATATTGCCTAGAACATTTATTTGATATTTTAAGTATTAATAAAAAAATGCAATTATTAAACGCATTTTATGATATAAAAGACAAGGAAAATGATTTAAATCCTTTATTTACTAGAATATTACAAATAATAATTGATAAATTTATTATTATAGATGATGATGATGATGTTGGGTTTTGTGTAGCAGATTATCAAAAAGTTGCAACACGTTTCCCTTTTACAATATTTAAATTATATGAAAATAAATGGACTATGGGAAAAGGTGCAGGTATTTCAAGTAATATATTAAGAAAAATGATAGAAACATTTAAAATTAATAATTTAGACAGTGTAAGTAACATGATTGGATTTATGACTAAGTTTAAAAAATTAATAATGTTTAAAACTAAAAAATTAAGTAGAAGTGAGTCTCGAAGAGTTTTAAAAGGTCAAGCATGTCCATCAGCAGGAGAAACAAGATATGTAACATTAAGTAGAATAAATAATTTAGCTCAAGAAATTAGCCCTAAAAAAACAAAATATAGAATGGATGCAAGAAAGAAAGATATAACTAGTATTTACGAATATTCAGATGTAGATATTAAACAAATTATAGATTCGAGGAAAAAACCAAATAGACAAAATACTGCATTAATTAGTCCTGTACAATTATGTGTAGAAACAGAATTATTACTTAGATATTTAGATGACACAACAGATAAAAAATGGTTTTTTTCAACAATTGAAGATGCAATTAATAATATTTCTGAGATCAAAAAATAAAATTGAAAAAAAACTAAAGAATATAATTATATATATATATTAAATGTGGAAGGCAAAAACAGAAAGGGAACAAAAACATAGCATTTTTGTGAAAAATATACTAACTAGAAAAATTTTCATTCCGTTCAATAGTATAGGTAGCAATATTAAATTAAATATTAAAACCATTTTAGAAGATACTCTTTACAAAAAATGTTGTCAAGAAGGATATATAAAGGATAATTCAATTAAAATTCTTTCATTCTCTTCAGGTATTATAGAAGATGTTGATGTCACATTTGATGTTATGTTTGAATGTTTAATTTGTAGACCAGTAGAAGGGCAAATTATCGAATGTATTGCAAAAAATATTACAAAAGCTGGAATTAGGGCTATATATGAAAGCGAAGAAGAGTCACCTATAATAATATTTATTGCACGAGATCATCATTACAATAATAACTATTTTACAAATATTAAAGAAAATGATAAAATCTCAATAAAAGTAATTGGGATTCGTTTTGAGTTAGGAGATGAAAATATAGCAGTATTATCAGAACTTAAGATTCATACTAAAAAACAAGCTAGACCTAAAATAAGTATTATTGAATAAAAAAAATATTAACTTAAAACTATTATATTAAAATTTTACTATAATGAATAGTGAAAAATTAATAAATTTAAAAAATAAGATAGAAAGTTTAGATAAAACACATCATAATAAAATACTTGATGTTTTAATGAAAGAGGACATTAAATTTTCAGAAAATAGAAATGGATGTTTTATTAATATGAATAACTTAAACGAAACTACAATTTTAAAAATAGAAGAAATATTAAAATATATTAATATTCAAGAAAAACACCTTCAAGAAGTAGAAAAAATAAAAACTGAATTAAACAACGACTATTTTTCTAATAAGAGTATCTCTACCACATCCTCAGAGTTTAAAAAAGCAAATAGTTTACCGAAAGATAATAAAGAGGTGTCAACCAATTATAAATATAAATAAAATGATACTAACATCTATATTAAAAGATTTAAGAATTTATTCATTTAATAAAACAAATTTAATAAAATGCATAAATTCACATAATGATTATAGTAGTGAACAACAAAAGGAACAAAAAAAACAAAAACAACAATTAGAAAGTAATAAAAAGCAACAATATGATGATTTTTTTATTCCCAAACAAAAAGATAGTTTATTTTGGTGCTGGTATATATTTAAAAATGGGTTAAATGAATATCAAAGTTTACCTCAAAAATATTTTATAATAGAAAAAACAAGAAAAATAAAATTTGTTGAAAAAATTAGAAAAACTACATTTAATAAAAAAGATAAAATAAAAAAAAAAGAAGTAGAACTTAATTTGGCAAACGATAATAAATTAAATTTAAAATCACTCGAAGCTATGTTACTTTGTAAATATAAAAATTTCGTATTCATTAATAACAAAATTTATTATGAAAATATTAATGAAGATAATGACAAAACATGTATTATAAAATATTTCGAAAAAGAAGAAAAATTTGGATTACTTATTAATAAAAAAGAATTTAACAAAAAATACAAAAAAAAATTATTTGTAGTAGAAAATTACCAAAAACCTATAAAAAGTATGTCAGCATACAAAGCTCAAGAAATACGCGATATATGTAGTAAACTTAATATTAATGTTATGGAAACGGCTACGAAATATAAAACAAAAAAAAATTTATATAGTTTAATTTGTGAAAAAATATAAATTGAAAAATAATATATAAAATACTATAATATATTATATATATCTTATGGATGTAAACACACAAATTTCACCAAATGAATTATTAATAGAATATATAAATCACTATTTAGGAGGTAATGGTAGTAACCAAGATGAATTGGAAGTAAGATTTGGAACAAAACACTATAATACTATATCCAAAATAGATTTTGATAATATTATTGAAAAATTAAAATCATTACATTTTGAAGAACAAGTTGCAGATGGTTCGTATACATTAAATATTCAAAATGAATATAATGATCCTAGAAGTGGAAACACAAAAATATCTAATATTAGAACTACAATTTCTGGACTTCAAAATATTCAAAATTACTGTCGAGAAAATAATTTAGATATTGAAAATTTACCAGTCGGAACTATATTTATGCAAAAATTTCCAAAAAGATTAGGTCAGACTAGAGAATCACAATTATTAAGACCCATTGATTTTCATGACTTTCATTTTAGGGTTAAATATTCTACTGAACGACATTTAAACACAAATAAAAATGAAGTAATAAGTTTATTACAAAATTGGAAAGACTCAAAAAAAGTTTTTAGATTTATTAAAAGATTTACATTTGAACATGCTTTATTTCCATTAAAAATAGATTGTAGTATTATTAAAACATCAAAAAAAAAAAAGTATTTTATACCAGAATATAATATTCAAGAGGCCGATGTTTTTAATAACCCAGAAAATTATGAAATAGAAATAGAATTAGTCAACAATAAGGCGAAAACATATAGAGAACCTCAAAATTTAATTAAAAAATTAAAAACAGTAATAAAATATGTATTATCTGGTTGGCAACAAACAAATTTTCCAATATCTTATAAAGATAGAGACACTATTTTAAATGAGTATCGTTCTGTTATTTACGGAGAAGATAGTATACCTGATAGAAGAATATCTACACGTGAATTTGTAGGGCCTTCATCAATAAGTTTAGAATTAAAAAATATAATTATATCGGACTTAGATTCAAATATACCAAATATAAATAATCCTTATACAGTAACAGATAAAGCTGATGGTATGAGAAAATTATTGTTCATATCAAAAGTTGGTAAAATATATTTAATTGACCAAAATATGAATGTACAATTTACAGGCAGTGTTACAAAAAATAAAAAAAGTTATAATTCTATTTTAGACGGAGAACATATTCTATACGATAAAAGAGGTAATTTTATAAACCTATTCGCTTGTTTTGATATTTATTTTAATAATGGTAAAAATATTATGAAGTACCCCTTTATTAATTTTGAAGGTATTGTTTATGATAATGAAAAAATAGAAAAAGATATTTTTAGATGGAATGAATTGAATAAATATATAACAAATATTAACGATGAATGTATAATATCAACATATCAAAATAAATTAAAAATAAAATCAAAAACATTTTATTCTAATTCAGAAGGAAATATATTTAAAGAATGTAAAAAAATTTTAGATGGTATACATGATGAAACTATGTTTGAGTATGAAACAGATGGATTAATTTTTACACCCAGTGATAAAAGCGTAGGTTCAGAGTTTGTAGGAGAAAAACTAAATCCTATTAAAAGAACATGGCCTTATTCACTAAAATGGAAACCGTCAGAATTTAATACAGTAGATTTCCTAATAACTACTAAAAAAAATAAAAACGGAGAAGATTTCATAGGGAATATATTTGAGGAAGGAAACAATTTGTTTTCCTCAACACAATTAAACCAATATAAAACATTAATATTACACGTCGGTTTTGATGAAAGAAAACATGGTTTTATTAATCCTTGTGAAGACGTGATACAAGAAAATTTTCCAAAATATAAAAATTTTTCAAATGATACATATAAACCAATGCCTTTTCAACCATCTGACCCCACCCCTTCATACCCTATTTATTTATGTAATATTATGTTAAAACAATTAGGAGAAGGTAAACATTTATTTACAGAAGATAATAAACAAGTATTTGAAGATAATACAATTGTAGAATTTAGATTTCAAAAAAATGCTAAAAAATTCTGGCAATGGATTCCTATTAGAGTAAGACATGATAAAACAGCTGACTATAAAAAAGGTAGGAAAAATTTTGGAAACGCTTATCATGTTGCTCAAAGTGTTTGGAAATCAATTCATCATCCAGTTACAAAAGAAATGATTAGTACAGGACAGGATATACCTGATATTGAAGATGATAGTGTTTATTATAATAGAACTACTAATAAAACAAATACAAATGGGTTGCGTGATTTTCATAACAAATATATAAAAAGAAAATTAATATTAGATGTAAGTAATAGAGGTAATACATTAATAGATATGACAGCTGGAAAAGGCGGCGATCTTCCAAAATGGATAAACGCAAAGCTATCATTTGTTTTTGGAGTTGATGTTTCAGAAGATAATATTACAAACAGAATAGACGGTATTTGTGCACGATATTTAAAATATAAAAAAACAACTAGAAGTATGCCTAGAGCACTATTTTTACACGGTAATAGTAGTTTAAATATAAGAAATGGTAGTGCGTGCTATAGCGAAAAAGGGAAAAAAATAGTTGACGCTATTGTGGGAATTGGACCAAAAGATGAAACATTAGGTAAAGGTATTTATAATGCATATGGTAAAGGTAAAGATGGATTTGATATAGTTTCAAACCAATTCTCTATTCATTATTTCTTTGAAAATCAACATACTTTTTATAATTTTATTAGAAATGTTTCGGAAAATTGTAAAGTAGGTGGTTATTTTATTGGTACCTGTTATAACGGCCAAAAGATATTCAGAGAATTAAGTTCAAAAAAAATAGGCGAAAGTATATTTATCTTAAATGAAAATAGGTCAAAAATGTGGGAAATAAAAAAAAAATATGAAAGTGAGGAATTTAATGACGATAATTCTTGTTTAAATTATAAAATAGATGTTTATCAGGAATCTATTAATAAAACTTTTAGTGAATATTTGGTTAATTTTAATTATCTTACGAGAGAATTAGAAAATTATGGTTTTGCTTTATTAACCGAAGAAGAATTACAAAGTAAAGGATTTCCTAGTAGTATAGGTTCGTTTTCAGAGTTGTTTGATAAAATGAAAAGTGAGTTGCAACAAAAAAAAATATTAAAAAAAAATATTGGACAAGCCTTAAACATGACTACAAATGAAAAACGAATATCATTCCTTAATAATTATTTTATATATAAAAAAATTAGAGCACCTGATGTAAAAGAACTAACATTGCATGCATTATCTAAGGTAGAAGAATTAAAGGAAAGTAAAACTCCTACACAAAATCAACTATTTCAAATTAAACGTGACGTTAAGAAATATAAAAAAAAACTAAAAATTCCAATATAAATTAGTTATAATAAAATAATATAAACAGTAAGTTATTTTATTATATAGTAAAAAACTATGTCTTTTTTTATATTACAAGAAATAAAATATAATATTCAACCGGAAAATTTAAAAATAACCTTTATTGATAATAAAAATTTAGATTCTCAAAAAACTTTAAATCCTAGTCTTAAGATTTATTTAAACAACTCAAAATCAAATATAAGTCTTTATAACTTAAAATGGAATAATTTTAAGAAATATACATATCCATATGAATTTATACACACAGTAATTCCAGAATTAACTTGTTCTATAAGTAAATTAAAACCTATTTCTAGAGCATTTTACAAATTAATAGAATTATATAAAAATAATGACTTGTTTAATTATGATAGACCTATTAATACATTTCATTTGGCTGAAGGACCTGGGGGTTTTATAGAAGCTACAAATTATATTCGTAAAAATAAAGAAGACCATTATTATGGAATGACACTTATGCAAGATAAATCTAGTATTCCAAACTGGTATAAGATGCAAGACTTATTAAAAGAAAATCCAAATATTCATATCGAGTATGGTGTAGACAAAACAGGTAATCTTTTTAATCATCAAAATTTAATTTATTGTA